ATAGATTTGGAGTAAATGGTAAATTTATCAAAATTTGGGCACCCTGCATGAGGTCAGGCTGAGCATCAAACCCGCGCAACGCCGACAAGGCCTTGCCCGCGGCAATGCGGTCGGTGTCCTTCGAGTTGGGGCTGAGCATCACCGAGCGGTAGGTCATCTCGACTTCGGCGATATCGGTCTTGGTCCATTCACGCACCTCCCGGCGCAGCTCTTCAATGCGCTCCTTGGTCTCAGGTTGCTTGAGCAGCACCCGGGATTGGTAGGCTGGGAGATCAGGCTTGATCACCAACTCACGGGGCTGGTTGTTATCGTCATAGTCGGTGACCACCTCGCTGAAGGCCAACTCATACGCATCACTCGGCAGCTTGCCGAACACCACGATCAGGCGGCAGAACTTCTCAGCTTGCTCACTGAGTAGTAGGGCGTGATCATCTTCTTCAGCCCGCGCCTTGACGATATCGCTCTCGCTGGTGAGGTGGGTTCCACCCGGCTCCGTGCTGAAGCCTAAGTACATGTCATCGAAATTTAATAGGGGTTCAGTCACGATCAATCCTTTGATTCGGGTCGGATGAAGAACAGGCGCGCGTTGTTTTCCCCATCCTGATAAGCAACGCCAAGTTCAATCAGCAATTCAGTTGCGCACTTGAAGCGTTCGCTGGTTTCGTCGCACTTTAGGTCGGCCAGTAAGCGGCGCCACGGGCGAGAGAAGGCATTCATGGTTGCCGACTTCACCAAACCACCACCGTGCAACGGACCCTTGGGCAACACGGCCGGGCGCAACGCCTTCATCATGTCGGGGTTGATCCGGTACTTGGGCAGAACGCTTAGACCCATGCTGTTATTGCCGATCATGTGGTTGTAGAAGTCGCGCTGGGCCACGTACAAAAACTCTTCAGCCCATGCCATGATCTCAAGATTCAGGTATTCAGCTTCAGGCTCAGCAATCAGGGTGAGCACCGTGGTCAGCATGAAGAGCTTCAGGCCGGCGCGCTGTTTCAATGACTCGATACAAGGCTCAGCATCCGTGCCACTCAAACCGGCCGGCACGTTGAAGCGGTGCTTGGCCTTGTACTCCAGCTTGGCCACAGCCATGAGGTCTTCATAGGTGCGACCGGGCCGGATATACCGCGGCTCGATGTCTGGGTTCTCGAAGTGCTCACGGATAGTGTTGATCAGGAATTCCCGATCAGCATCAACCGGTGCGTCGAATATGGCTGGGCCTTGGGGGTGAAGACCATCCTTCCAAATCTGCTTGAAGAAGTTGGCCGCCTTGACAATCGACTGCTCGCGTGAATTCCCCACCTTACCCTGCATCAACTCGACCGCGCGGGCAATCGCCTGTTCCTCGGATTCGGTGTCGCCCTCAGCATCATTGATGTAGGTCACCATGCGGGACATGAAGCCGTCAAACATCATCGCGCCCGAGATGTCACCGTTCAGCAGTGCTGGTGTGCCGGCCAGATTGAGCAACAGGGTGGGTGCGGTCAGTTCGGCGATCTCACGCTGCACCTGAGCGCTCGGGCGATAGGTCTTGCCGGGGATACCACCGTCGAACAGTTGCTTGATAGCGGTATGTAAGGCGTGCAGGTGTTGATCCTGTTGCCCGGCTTTACCGAACATGGACTCAGCCTCGTCGCTGGTCATCAACTGCAGGTTGCCGGTGCGCTCGAAGTGATTGACCCATAGGCCGGTGGCTGAGTGCAGCTTCTCCCGCGGGTTGCAGTTGCGATAAATAGTCTTCCTCAGTATGTCACCGGCGACATCAAGGGTGATGCTCTTGCCGGTGCCAGCGCGCGCGATGTTCAGGAAGAAAAGGTTCAGCGCCTTGGCTTCGATAGCGTCCGACTGCCTGAAGAGAACATGCGGCATGAAACCCAGCGCAGCCACCTGAACCAGTGACATGAGCATGGGTACCGGGCGCAGGAAATCGTGCCAACCTTCGGGGTCAAGCTCCCAGAATTCGTGGCGCCCTTGCGTTGTCAGCTCGGTCAGGATGTCACGAAATTCAGCAAAGCGTTTGGTGGGGGCGGGCATACGCGACAGGATACCCATCGCCCATTTGCGCTCATCATCCTGCTTGGCCAGATCAGCGGCGCGCTGGGTCTGGGCCTCTTCGATTGCGGTTGGATCAACGGTGGCGACACAGGTGATGGAGTTGCCACCGATCAGGCGGCTGTAGGTCGCCCCCAGTTCGCGCTTCTCGGCATCGCTGAACGCTTGGTCAGCCGATATGAAGTGGGTCATCCGGGTCTGATCAACCTCCATCTTGAGCAGTGACTGGATGGTCATGGTCTTGGCGCCGGCCCGCAGGTGGTCACCAATCTTGGCCTCAACGCAGCCGGGCTTCCACTTTTCGTGCTTGCTCGACCACAGGTTCAAGGCTTCAAGCATTTCCTGTTGGTGCTCGGTGACATCGCCCTTCTTCTTGCCGATACCCCAAGCCCTGAATGCAGCGAACACAACCGGGTACCAGTCCTCATAAACATCAAGGCGCTTTTCTGGGAGCAAGTTGTTGCGCAGGGCGATCAGGAAGAGGTTCTTTTCCCCGGGGGTGGCTATGGTACCGAAACTCTCAAAGCTGGTGCTTGTAGCCACCACCTCTTCAACCGGTTCAACTGGCACCAGAAGGGCACCATCGAACACATTAAAGCTGCGATATTCATTATCAGCATTGGGGCTAATGAAGCGCAGTTGCCCCGGGCGTGAGGATTCAGGGGCGAAGCTGGCATAGGCTCCGAGTAGGGCCCGCAGGTGCTCAACGGTGGCGGCGTGGCCCGCTATACTGGTTGGCCGTGCAAACGGGACCACAACAGCAAAGCGCCCATGATTTGACCACGTGCCGAAAGCTACGTGGGAGATACCTTCACCTTCAAGAATCGCCGTCACCGCATCAAATAGTCCTTCAGATGGGGTGTCAAAATCCAACGTGGCTGAAGTGACAGATGTGATGTTTTCAACTGTTCGAACATTGCTGTTGAACAGTGAAGCGATGATACCTTTGGAGTGGAGCTTGTCGGCTACCGGTGGCACTGAATTGATGAATGCCGCAAAGTCCGACAGCTTCAAAAATGTCAAGCGGGTAACGTTGTTCGACCGGCAATTGTCGCTGATCGAGAGGGCGAAGGGGGTGGCGCTCATTGGTGGCGCTCGGTGGTGATTTGCATTTTAATCCTCAAGACACGGGCATCGACACTTTTAAGGGGTGGAGGGTGGCGCCGGGGATCAATCCAGCATCACCCTCCGTGCTCCGTGTCGGGGAAGCAAACCTCAGTATATCAGGTGCCTGACTTCATGTGAAGCCGGACCTCTAAATTACACAGATCACGCTTCACCTCGGCCGGTGAGTTGCGCAACAACTTGCGGGCGCGGCGTAGCTTTTGTTCAGCCGCCCGCATGTAGGCCTCCACGTAAAGTGCATTTTCGCTGGGTAGGGGGATGCGATAGTCACCCTTGATGCTGACCAACATCTTCCCCTGATTAAGCAGCATGGACTTGATACCGTCCATCGCTCCGAGTTCGATTAATGCGAGTCGATCGAACTCACCCTTGCTTGCGATATCGGGATAAGTGATACCCAAGGTGTCACGAACAAGGGGGCCGGGGATGTGGCTGCCGTAATCCAACAGACCCGCAGTACGCAGCACCTCAAAAAGAGAGGGCTTACTCATGGGTAACCGTGGCGACAGCACGGCCAAAGGTGGGACGAAAATCACCGAAGCCGTTGTACTTGGCGGCATGTTGAACAATGCGGGTAAGTGAGTCAGCGTCGATCTGCTTGTCATCAAACTCAAGCGCGGTGCTGAATGACCAGTCATGAAAAATCGGGAAGGTCTTGGCGACACGGACCTGACCTTGCGGGAGGATCAGCTTGGTGCGGAAGCTCGGATTGCCGATGATGTCGGTGATCGCCTTCACCTTGGCGCTGTCACGGTAACTCAGGGCACACTTATCTTCAACCGTAAAAAGGCTACCGCGAATCGTGTCACGGCTGAGCTTGGCAACCTTGAACCCGTTGCAGGCGATGGCCTCATGCAACCACTTGCTTGGCACGTAGATGCCGATACTTGGGTCGAAATAAACCTTGCTCTCGACTTCGAGGTTGGCCAGTTCCAGATAATCCTCGTCGGTGCGGCGCACCTTCTTGGCGTTGATTTCCGACATACGCTTGGCGAACATGTTGAAACGATCAACGGTTTGCGGGTTGGATTGCAGCAGGGGTGAGATACCCTTGATGCTGATGTTTGCGGTGCGAATTGCCATGGTGTTTCTCCTGTTTGTTTGCCCGAAGGCGCGTTGCGTAGATTTGCGCCACTATACTTTGCCCGGCTGTGCAGTGTGCTGCATTTGAATCCCTCAAAGAGACTCGAATTGCACCCTCCGAAGAAGATGCAAAACGCGTATCTTTACCTTGCCCTACGAAACATTGCGCAACCGTGCAGTGCGTTTGAATCTCTGAAAGAGACTCGAACAAGGGGCTTTTGCAAACCCCCTGAACGCGTATCTTTACCATGCTGTGCCATACCTTGCATTTATTTGTGATGCGCCGCAATGCAGTTCAAATATTGTATCAAGACCTAACGAAAGTGTCAAGCATTAACTTCGTCCAGAACAACCAGCACCTTTGGCTTCCGGTTGGTCGGGTTGTAAGTCTCACGCACTTCAATGCGCTCACCCGAAGCCCAAGCCTTGCGCAAGTTACTTTGCATGCAGGCGGCATCAATAACCGTCTTCAGGCGCAGCGCCCCCTCACCATCAACCGATCCGGAAATCTCGATACCCAAGCCCGAAACGGAAAGCTCAGTCCCCGGCTCCAGTGGGTAGTTTGCACGAACCCAACCGACAGCCGCATGCAAATGTGGTTGAATCACCTTCACCGCTTTGCCGAGATTCTGCTCGCCGGTGATTCGCTGGATCAGGCGAGCATAGGCGTGTTGCTGCACGATCAGCGGTACAGCATGGGGGCGCACCCGCTCATTGTGGGGGTACTTGGCATCGAAAACCAACTGGGTCAGGGCAAGGTTTTTATCGGTGTCAGTATCGACCACAATCACGCTGGCCGTGGCCCGGCTGCCAATGGGGCGACCGATAGCTGCATCAATGATCCGATCAGCGAAGAGCTTATCCACCCGGCGCACAAATTCCTTGACCGAGTTGCAGCGCAATATCGCGTGACCTTGGCCAGCGTGCAGCTTGGCCGAGGCCTTGCTGATTTCCTGTTTGGCCAGCGCGTGCGCCAGCGTTGTGTCATTCCTTGAGACTTGCATCTAAAAACTCCTGAGATAGTGATTCAATGGGGATGTACATCGGCTCAATCCGCATGGAGCGAATGGCAACCAGCCGATCCACGTAGGGCTTGGCCGCCTTTGCGTAGTCTTCACGAAGAATACGCAAGGCGTCCATCAGGTACTGCTCTTCGGGGTTGTCGCTCACACCTTCGCCAATCCAATATTAACCCGGTACTGATCACCGTTTTCATCGAAAACATTGACCACCTGAACCACTTTAAAATACATCTCACCATGAAACCGGCATTCTTCACCAATGCGGGGGATGTGATCCAACAGGTATCGCTTGGCAATCATCTTGCCGGTTTTCTTCTCGATAAAATGCAGACTCGCGCTCATTTCAACCCCCGTATTTTTCAAACATCTTGGCAGCCCCGTTGCGATATTCACCGTCACGCTTACGGGTATTCTGGTCAGGCTTTTCCTTGCTTTGCTTTTCCCAGCGGGCCAGCTTGGCGAGGTAGGCTTTGGAGTATTTCATAGGTATTTCCTCCACTCGCCTTGTTTAGTTGCTGCAATAACATGCCCGATGCCTTGATTAATTAGACGGTCTGTATTGGAAGAAGCCTCGCTATATTTGAGAGCAACAGCCATCTTCTCAATAGCCTCAACAATCCGCTGATCCCTAGCTTCGAGGATTTCCGGGGAGGCTTGTTGGGCTATTACCTCATTAATAACCTTGCATTCAGCTTTAGTCAGCTTGTAATTGCCACTATGATTCTCAAGAGCCTCCCGCATCTGCTCAATCACAGCGGCTTGTTGGGCGATGGTGGCTTGCTGCTGTTTATGGGCAAAGGCGTGGTCAAGCTGCTCCGCGTACTGTGCAAGCTGCTTTTTCAACGCAGCCACCTCTGCTTCAAGGCGCCCCCTTGCTGCTCGCTCGGTGTCGTATAGATGCCATACTGCGGAAATGGTATTTCTTATTTTCAGATCATCGCTAATCGGTGTCATCTTCACTCCCCCTGTTTAGGTGGTTGCTCACTCTCCGGATCAAATTGGGGTCAGTGATCCTCCCAGAAAGAGGAAGAACCACCGACCGATTGGGCAAAATCCGTGAGCACTTCGATGGCTTTCTTCAGGCGCACGGTTTCACTTGTCAGCCCAGCCACCCGACCTCGCAAATAGCGGTTGTCCGTGATCAGGGAGTCGTTCATTTCGGCCAGCTTTTCAGGGCTGGTCTTGCTTGCGTCAATGGTCATTTCGGCCAGCTTTTCAGGGCTGGTCTTGCTTGCGTCAATGGTCATTTCGATTCCTTGGTGGCGACAAACGCCTGCGAATAAATATCGGTATGTTGGATGGAATCGACATGGATATTGACCCCACCCTGCGGCTGCCAACCCATGTCGATCAGGCGTTGCACCTCGCGCACCAGTTCGCCGCGCGAATACGCTTGGGCGATGTGGTAGTTGGTGATCATTTCGACTCCTTTAGGTGATTCACCACACAGGCGGCGGCTGGGTTCGTATTCACAGTTCCACCTCGACTTCCTTATCCTCGCCCGGGACGCGGCGCCAACCCTCAGCGCGGGTTGCGTCATTATGCGCAGGGCTACCTTCCTTTACGAAATGCACCCGACCATTGAAGCCAAGCCAAGCAAGCAGGCGAACCTTTTCAGTCTTCGGCTTGGGGGCTCGCCCAAGAATTTGAACCGGCGCCCCAGCCTTGGCGGCTTCGAGGTCGAACGGGCGCAGCAAATCAGCGTTTTGCGGGTGGTCCATCATGTTCTCCTGTTAGGTGAGGTGTTAAGGGGAGGGTGCTAGGGTTTGCAGCTTTTTGCCCCAGTTCTGTGTGGCCACACGCCACCCTCCCCTTAACACCCCCAGCCGAAGCCGGGGGTTACCGCTTACTTCTCCTTCTTCGGCCAACCAGCATTCATCAAATCGGCCACCAGATTAGCAACTGCGGGCATCTGGCGGCAAGTCTTATCACCATCACGCTCGGTTGGCAGGTACTTGGCGAACTCGGGGAGCAGTTCCAGTGCCTGCTTCAAGGTGGTGCAGGGGCCGATTGCCGCGCGCAGCTTGGCTTCAAGGGTGGTTCGCTGTTGATGTTGGGTGCTGGACTCTTCAGCGATCAGGCGAACTTGAAGCAACAGATCAGGCCACTTGGTCAGGTTGCGATATTCACGAGCGTCTGCAATCAAGCGGGTGGCGAAATCACTCAAACCCGAGGGGGTGTTGATGTGATGTGCCGGAAACCAATCAGGGTACTTGGCAATGGCGTTTTGCAGATCGACTGGAAGGGTCGCCTTCAAGTGATCAATGATCAGCTTTTGGGCCTTCACGTTGAAGTCAATCTCAGGCACGTCATTCATTGCCGAGCGCACAAAGGCATCGCGGTCGTACTTGTTCAAGCGCATTTTGATTCTCCTGTTTTGAGATTCCATTGTAGCGGAACCCCGGGGGTGATGTCAAGTGCTAACGATTGCTTTCTTGATTACAGCCCGAGCGGCGGCAACCTCCCCCCTGTTCGGACGCTCGTCAGTCTCCAAGGCATCAACAAGGTTGAGTAGCTGGGCCAGAAGGTCAGGGGCGGCAGCGATTAGGCGGGCATTGGCTTCAGCTTCAGCCCACAAAGCCTTGTAGGGGATGTTGCAGGACGGGGAAGAGAAAGCCTCGGCCACCACGTAGCCGGCGGCGCATTCAACCTTGGCTTGGCAGCCGGTACCGGTGGGCTTTACCCGTACATTCCACGGTCCCGCGGTGTGCTTAGCGCCCATAATTGCGGCGACCTTCACGCTCGAAATCTCGGCGATCCTGTTCAATCAAGCGCTGCGAATCGCGCAGGATTTCGTTGAGCCGGCGCTCTTGCTCCCGGCTTTCTTCCCAGTCCCGGCGATCCAGTTCAGCCTTGCGGCGCTCGTCCCGGCGGTCATGCTCCAAATCGAACGCGGTGCATCTGTAGGGGCCACAGTAGGTTCCCCCTGCCACGGTGTTGGGTGAGTAGGCGATAGCGAAGCCGAGGGTCAGCGCTGCAAGGATGCGGGTGGTTCGCGTGTTCATGATTAGGCTTTCAAGTGGTTGAGTTGTATGAATGCTGCCACGTAATTGGCTACGGGGTGCGGGGGCGGTATGGCGTGCCGCACAGGCTTCCGCTTGGTGCAGTAGCGCTTGGCTGGGTTGGAGCGGATTACCCTGATGAATGGTTGGGGGCGTTGGCGGATCATTATCGAACCCTCGTCAAAGCATAGCAATAGTTATCGAATTGGCGGTCGGTTAGCCTAGCGGCGGCAAGTGCCAAGCTATATGAACCGCCCCCAACAACAGAGACACGGCCCGAACGGTGTGGCGTGACCGGGCGACCTTCATCATCCATGTCCATCATTTTCTCCTGTTCAGATGCGACGAATCCCCAGCATATCATGCAGGGGATTCAGTGTCAAGGGTTAACGCTAGGGCTAGGTGCCACCCTTCACAAATGGATCGACAACCACCCGCTCATCGGGGGAGAGGTGCAGGGAGCGGCGCAGGGCGCCGATACCGCGGGCCCACTTGCGCACAATGCTGGAACCGTAGTCGATCAGGTATGGCTTGTTGCCGATATCGAAAGCAAAACCGCCAACAAGGTAAAGGCGCGCGCCCGCGGTGTCGGGGATGCGAACCTCGTACTCATTAATTTGACGAGCTAGTTCAGCGGCTTCAGCTTGGCTCATGGTGGCGTTCGGATTGAAGCGGTGGAAACTCTTGACAATGCTCATGGTTGTATCCTGTTCAGTGTTTCGCCCGTCTTGGGCTCATCAGTGCCGCAACTGGCGGCAGACACTGGGGGCGCTTGGCCCCCATTTGGCTAGTGGTTGATCAGGGTGACCGGGGTATCGGCGGCAGGGTGGGGCAGGAAACCCAGCGCGGGCACTTCGAAACCCCCCTTACGCTTGGCGCCGATACGGCCGTCAATCTCCACCCACGTTCCCGCGGTAATCATTCCATATGATAAAGGAATTTCGGCGCGCAGGTGTTGCAGGGCTTCGGCTAAGTAGGGCCAGTCATGGACCTTGTTGAAGGCGTCGAGGCAATCAATCATCAAGCCTTGATCGGTCGGCAGGGTGTCGCGCAGGTTCTCAATGTTGCGGGCGATGATGGCGGCCTTGAGGGCGTCGGGCAATGCTGCATCATTCAGGCGATACTCGATGGCCCCGATTTCCTTGAGGGTGCCCACCTTGTTGAAGTTGGTGTTCATGGTCATTGCTCCTTGATACGGGTGACGGTGACAGAAAAGGTGCGATGGCGACTATTCCAGCCGGCGCTATGGGTGCGCGGCGTGAGCAGGAACCAAACCTCATCACCTGCATAACCCTGAGCCCATGCGGCCACGAAGGCGATTCGGGCGGCCAAAAGACGGGTGGGGGCGATGATGGTCTTGGCACCTTCACCGACAACGCTGATTGCAATTTGGTATCGAGTGCGCGGCATGTTCATTGCTCCGTAATGGTGTCGATGAACCCCTGTTCGACATTAGTCGAGTTTGGGTACTTACAGAAGGCGCGAAACTTCGAAATATGGCGGGTGGTGGTATTTGACCAGCGCTTCGAAGTAACAAACAAGGTGCCCGTGATTTGGTCCAGTGCAGCAACTGGGGTTTGGTATGAAACCAGAATAAGGTATTGCCCATTAACAACGTGGTGAAAATTGGGTGCGGTCATTTTGATCTCCAATACTGCGTTAAGGTGCTTCACAAAACCCCCGAGTAGGGGTTTCAGGTAGAACCCTATTCATGCCCCCACAATCAGGCCAAGAGCCGCATTCAGGGTGGCGTCATGGCGATAGCCGGAAATGATGTCAGCGCCGTAGCGGGTGGCAGTCCAGACAATGCGGCGGCCCGGGGAATAGTGGGCAACCATCACGATACCGTGAGCAGCATAAAAACGATCTGCACTGTGGGCTTGGACGCTGGAACCGTCAGCAAGGTGGCCGCGGTAGAGGTCGGTCGGTGTGGCGGCGCAGGGGGCTTGCAGGTCAGCCCAGCGGATAGAGGGGGCGGTATTGATCATGATGAATACTCCGGTGTCAGGTTGTTCGATGCTTCCATTATAACCGTTAGTGCTTGACGCGTCAAGGTGTTTATTCTGCGCCCCGACTTATGCGGCGAATCAGGCTGACACAATTTTGGAACGCCCGCTTGTCGGAAGGCGTGCCGCCGGTGATAACGAAAGTGCCGGTCGATTCAAGGTAGAGTTTCAGGTGGTTACCCTTGGATAGTTCCACGCTTGAAAAGGTGACGCCCGATTTGGCTTGGAGGTCAGCCACGTATTTGCGTTGGTGCTTTGTCATTGGGCGGCTTCCAGCTGGCAGGCGAGGCGATACAAACCCAGCGCACCATGCTTGGCAGCATAGCGGCGAGCGGCGGCCGGACCCCAGCTGTGACGGTGAGCCACAGCATAAAGGGCAATTCTTGCTAAATCGTTCATTGTGGGCTCTCCGGTGGTTAGGCTCATCAGTGGGGGCCAAACCCCCAGACCGCGGCAGGTGCGCCGCGGTTTCGCCTTGTAGGGGGTTAGAAGGGGATGAAGTACGCCGGATCGAAGGCGCCCCACTTTGCAGCATTGGGGCCGAGGATGAGGCCGGTCTCGTCGCACTTGATAGCTACAGCATCCTGTTCGCAGGCCGCGGAGAGTAGGTCGCAGGCTTCTGCGATGTCCGCGGCCAGCGTCGAATCCGGATATTCGAATTGGCAGATCAGGGTAGGTTCAGTAGCGCTTTGGGCTACCCGTGCCGAAATACCGAACGGGCGGATTTCGGGGAATGAGTTGCATACCGCGGCTTGAACCAATAGGGTGTTGAGCAGGTTACCGGTTTTGGCTGAGAGCAGGCCGACGTTTAGTTGGATTAGCATGGTGTTCTCCAGTGTGAGAGCTTGCCCGGGATTGGGCGGGCTCCGGTTGGGTGGTTGGTCAGTGGTTCCATTATAGCCGTTAGTGCTTGACGCGTCAAGGGGTATTTTAAGGGGGTGCCGTGCTTTGGTGTGCAGGCGCCCCCGGGTGCTGGCTTAAAACTGGTTCAGCCAGAAGGTTCGCGAGTTGTTTTCACCATCGCGATAGCTCACGCGCAGGGTGTTGAGCAGTAAGGTTGCGCACTTGAAGCGTTCGCTGGTTTCGTCGCACTTTAGGTCGGCCAGCAAGCGGCGCCACGGTCGAGAGAATAGGTTTAGCGTCGCGGACTTAACCTCAGCGCCACCATATAGCGGGCCACGGGGGGCGAGTGCTGGCCCTAGGGCGCGCAGCATATCGGGATTGATGCGAGAGGTTGAATGGTGAATGATTGCCGCATGCACGTTGGCGCGGCGAACCGCAATAGCTTCAGGGGCGGTGAGTTCAGCTTCTACTTCGGCGCGCAGGGCTTTCAGCATTGCCGCATGGGCTTCAGCATATAGCTTTGCTTCGAGTTCAGCCTTGATACTGGCGCGCAGCCTTTCTAGGGCGAGGGCTTCACGGGTGGTGTTCATTTGATTTCCTTTCGTGGTTGTTGGAGTAGTCACGTTAGCACGGTGTAGGTGCCTAGTCAATGGTGTTCTTTGATTAAATTTAGTGCGGGATAGGATAAAAGGGCGGATTCAGCCGATTCTCGGGCTTGGTTTCACGCTGTACCACTTGATATACCAGTGGTGGTGGTATAGGGGTTTCATTGTGCCACAAGGGTTTCCGGGCGTTTTTAACCCCATACCGGTTATACCGGGGGTCACAGATTCAAGCGTGTTAATAGTGGTAAGTGATTAAAATGTTAGCCTATTTAGTATATTTGATATATATGATACATATTTTGTGTCTAACGTGAGGCGAGGGTTCAGCGTTAAGCGTTGACGCTTAAATAATGCTGTATAACCGCACTTTCACCCGTGCCCCCCGTTATATTTTTACGCTAAATCCCCGTCAAGTATTGATATCTATTTCTGTGGGGGGTGGTATAACCGGTATGGTGGTATGGCCTTGTGCTGCAAGGGTTTCCAGCCGGTGCCGGTGGTATTGCGTAGTGGTATGGCCCCCAAAACCCCCGCCCCCGTGTCAAGGCGTGACGCTAAAACCCCGTAAAAAGGCGTAACACAGCCCCCAGCGTCAAGGTGTAACACTCGTCAAGGCTTGACGCTTAACCAGTGCATAACCTGCTCGCGCCTTATAAGATAACCGCCGATGATGCTGTACCCCGTCAAGCCTTGACGCGTGCTTAGGTTGTTGTGTGCTTAACCTGATGTTAAGTGATGCCTGTTAATACTTGACGCTTAACCTGATGTTAAGTGCTGACGTGGTTAGGTGATGTGCTTGCTCGCTGATTCGGGGATGATTGTGGGATTGCCGGGTGTCGGATTGTCGGACCCCACCCGCCCCGCTGTGGAGCTGCTCGACTCCTGATGGCGATCCTCCAAGAGATATTGCTTAACATCTGAATCCCCGTCAAGCCTTGACGCTTATATGCCTACACACAGACCCGGCTCCAAAGATAAAAATAGAAAATCAGAAAAGGTATCCCGCCCCCACACCGACCACCCCCAAACGACAATCCGAAGAGGGGTTTCGCCTTATCGCCTACCAATGCTATTATCGCGACACACTTAACTAGGGTCTCGCCCAAAAGGGCTCGACAAATGCAGCAGAACAGGAGCCTCCCCGAAATGCCATACAACCCCACCCCGATCCAATCTAAAATGCAGTATCGCATCGGCGTAGGCCTGATCATTATCGGCGCTGCCCTCCTGATCACTGCTTGGGTGAGCACGCCGTTCGACCTGACCATCACAACGGTGGGTGGTATCACGGCCGCCGCCGGCAATCTGCTTCGCGTGTTTGCGGAATGACATGGCCAACCCAAGAACAAGGGGGTGAGTAGATGGCCAACCCACAAAACGATTTCAAGTACGTCCCACGCGCGGCCTTCATGCCGTATCACCAGCGCACCCAACGATATGCGGTGGTGGTGTGCCACCGGAGAGCCGGTAAAACGGTGGGGTTGCTGAATGACACGATTGTGCGAGCCCTCACCCCGCGGGCAGATGGGCTACGCCAGCAATTTGCCTATATGGCCCCTACCCAATCTCAGGCCCGGGCCGTGGCGTGGGCGTACTTGAAGGAATTCACATCTTGCTTTGCCAAGTGTGGCGGCTACAAGGCGTTGGAGCAGCACCTCTCAATTACCCTACCTGATCCGCGGGACACGAACCGGCCGGGCAGCACAATACTGCTGGTGGGTGCCGAGAATGCTGAACGGCTGCGAGGCCTGTTCTTGGATGGTTGCGTGATTGACGAGGCCGCCGATATTGCCGATACAACCGTGACCACCATTATTAGGCCCGCGCTGGCAGACCGCCAAGGTTGGCTGACGATCGCCGGCACCCTGAAGTCGGTGGATGATTTCCTGAACCGGACTTTGGAGTTGGCCCAGCGCGCACCTCTGCTTTACTTCAGCATGGTGTTGAAGGCTTCGGAATCAGGCTTGCTCCCGACCGAGGAATTGCGTGACCTCAAAGCCACGATGAGCGAGGAAGCCTACGAAGTTGAAATGGAATGCAATGTTGCCGCCGCGGTGAGTGGGCGCATCTTCCTGCCCTATATGCAGCCCAAGCAGGTGACGCGCGTACCGTATGACCCCGAGGGGGCGCCGGTGGTGACGGCATGGGACTTGGGTATCTCTGACAGCACGGCAATCTGGACCATGCAGATGTGCGGGCGCGAACCCCGCATCCTTGATTTCTATCAGGAGAGCGGGCAGGACTTGGGTCACTTTGTCACTTGGCTGGGCAAGCTGAGTTATGCTAACCGGCTGGGGGCGCACTTGCTGCCACACGATTCGAAGGTGCGGGAACTGGGTACCGGCAAGACCCGTGTCGAGGTTCTGCGTGACAAGGGGTTGCGGAATATCAAGGTCGTGCCGAAGTTGCCCAAGGATCAGCAGATTGAAGCCGGGCGCATGCTGCTACCGAAATGTTGGTTCAACGAGGACACCACGGCCGACGGGCGCAAGGCGTTGCGCGGGTATAGCTTTGCCTTCGACCACAAGCGCAAGGTGTATTCCACGGCGCCGCTGCATGATCAATTCTCCAACGGGGCTGATGCCTTTCAAATACTGGCTGTCGGGATGAAGAAGGCCATGTCGGTGGTGGATGGCTACGCCCCCGGCGAGGATTTGAGTGTCAGCGGGTTCGGGTCTCAGTTCGATGATGACCGCCCGCTCGCCGAAGCGTGGGAAGGCGATCATGGGGTTTTTTGACGCAAGCCCAAAGATCAGGTAGCATCCCGACAACTTGAATCGGGGTGCGCCATGGCGAACGTAAAACTACTTCGGCAATCGCTGGAAGATTACAACAAGAAAATAATGGCAGGTGATGCTGAGTACCAGTCAGCCTATGGGGTGTATTCCGGCAAGACCGATGCGTACAACGCCCAGATCAACGCCTTCAACCAAGAGTTGAAGGGGCTTGATGCCGGTGAGATTATTCAGGATGCTGATGGTGGCTTGCAGCAGCTTGACCCCAAGCGCGGGCTTATCAGCTACAAAGGGCCAACTACAGATGCGTTCTCTCAGGGGCCACGACCCGGGCCTATCTATCAGGATAAAGGTGGGGGTTGGTTTTACGATAGGCCCGTGTTTATTAACGACGCCACCTATGATGACGCTGGTAATCAAATCTCCCCAGCACAATACGGTACCCGCAAGACAAGTATCCCAGTTGAAGTAGCTCACCCCGGAACAGCCCCAGCCGCACCAACCCAAGGTGATGTGCCGCGCGCCCCGAACCTGACCCAAGGTGATATTCGTGAATTGCGCAACCCAAGTGTCGATCAGGTTGGTATGCAGATGTTGGCCAACAAAGGTATCATCGGGAAGAATGAATTGGCTGGAATGGACCAAAGCAAAATTTCAGCCTTCGCCGATCCCGAAGACCCAAACAATTTAAAGGAAGCTGGCATACTTGCCCGCACTCTTGGAGGCCAACTGTAATGCCGCATGAAGAAGAGATGACTGAAACCCTTGGTGCCCTTGAGGATATGACCGAGGATGAGTTGCAAGCCTTGGAGGATGCGGCCGGCGCCGTGAAGATGGCTGAAGCTGAGCGCCGCGAAGCGCTGGGTAAGATATTGGCCAAGCACCGCGACGAGGCTGTTACCTATCGCCAGAACTCAGGTATCGAGCAACAATGGGCAGAGGACCAAGCATATTACGAGGGTGAGGACGAGAGCGCCAAGACCCTTTATTACAAAGGCACGACGGCCGACTCGCCGCTTATCGCCAAACCTAAAAGCAAGTTCCGTTCCAAGGTTTTCCTGAACATCACGCGTCCCTATGTGGAGACCGCCGCCTCCAAGGTGATCGACGTGTTGGCCCCAAGCGACGAGGCAATGTGGAGCTTGGCGCCCACCTCCATTCCGGAGATGCCCGAGAAACCCAGCCCACTGGTGCAGGCTGCCCAGCTTGTGCAGGCTCAGGGTGGGATCGACCCGGCCACGGGGCAGCCCAGCGCAGGCCCCGCACCTGTGGTCGATAAGAACGAAGAGATCATCAAGGCCGCCAAGCGCGCCGCTGCCGGCGCTACGGTGTGGATCGGCGACAAGCTGGAGCAATGCGACTTCGGTGGCGAACTCCGCATGGTTGTGGATGAATCTGCTCGACTCGGTACCGGGATCATGCGTGGCCCTGTGCCACAGGTTACCCGCTCCATGAAGAGCACCATGGGTGAAAATGGTGAAGAGAAGATTGAGGTTCTGGAAACCATCGACCCATCATCCAAGAAGATCAGTGTTTGGGATGCTTTCCCTGATCCGGCTTGTGGCGACAACATTCACAACGGTCAGTTCTTTGTCGAACACGACAATATGGTTGAGCGGCAGGTGCGTGACTTGGTTGGGCAACCGGGCTATATCGAAGAGGCGATTCTGTCGGTACTGGAAGAAGGCCCGCGCACCAACATGATCTCAGCCATGTCGCAGGCCCCACACGCCAACCAAGACAAGTCGGCGGCCCGATACCATGTCTGGTATTACTATGGCTTCCTGAAGCGCGAAGATGTGCTGGCCATGAACTGTGGTTGCGAGGAAGCTGACGAACTGAAGAACATCGGCGTGCCGGTCGTGGTCACCATGATCAACGACACCCCGGTCAAGACCCACCTGAACCTCTCATCCGACGGCCACTTCCCCTACGACTTCATGTGTTGGCAGAAGGTTGCCGGCTCACCGTTCGGTATCGGTATCGCCCGCCAGATTCGTAGCTGCCAAGCGATCCTGAATTCCCATGTTCGTGCCATGATGGAAAATGCTGGCCTATCAAGTGGCCCGCAGATCATCATTGCCCGGGGCTCAGTGACACCGGCTGACGGTAGTTGGGAGATCACCCCGCGCAAGGTCTGGTTGCTCAAGGCTGACGCCGATGTGCAGGATGTGTCGCAAGCGATGAACTCGGTGGTTATCCCCAGTATTCAGGCTGAGCTTCTGTCGGCGATCGAGTTTGCCCTGAAGATGGCCGAGAACGTGACGGGCTTGCCAATCCTGCTGCAAGGCCAGCAAGGCCCCAACGGCGTGCCCGAGACCGTGGGTGGTATGCAGATTCTGGTGGCCAATGCTTCAGGTCTGCTGCGCCGCATGGCTCGCATCTTCGATGATTGCCTGATCAAACCCCACATTCGGGCCTACTACGCTTGGATGATGTGCTATGGCGAGGACTCCAGCATCAAGGGTGACTTCCGTGTAGTGGCGCACGGCTCCAGTGCGCTGGTGACCCGGGATCAGCGCAACACCTTCATCACCCAAGTCGCCCCCGGCCTGATGGCCAACCCGAGTTTTGGCATTGACCCCACCAAGCTGTTCAAGGAAATCGCCAAGATCGCCGGCATTCATGATCCGGAGAGCCTGCAATTCACCCCCGAGGAAATGGCCGCGCTCCAACAGGCACAGGCACGGGCGATGGCACAAGACCCGAAGATTCAGGTTGCCACCATGACCAACCAGACCCGGTTGCAGGTTGCAGAGATGCAGAACCAAACGGATCAGCTTCGCGTGCAGCGCGATACCGATCGCGATTCCATCTACGTCGGCATGGAGACCCAGCGCACGCAGGTTGCCAGCGCCACCAAGATGGCCGAACTGGAACTGCGCCGCGAACTGGCTCTGCTCGAATACGCCAACAACAACCAGATCAGCCTTGAAAAGCTGAAGGCCCAACTGGCTATCGAAGCTGGCCGCAACGATCTGCAACGCGAACTGGCCACCCTGCCAACCCCGGATGAAATCGCCTCCACGGTGCGCGGTGAGAACATCGAAAGCAACCCGATGGCTCAGGTGGCAACACCGGCGGTTGAGCCCCCGGGCCGCGCCCCCAACGGTCAGGCATTCACCCAATGATCCCGATCCCCGACGACTTCGAACTACAAGACCCGGCCACTATCCCGATCAAAAAGGAAGAGGCCCGGGAGCAGGCCCGGCTGGTCGGGGCCTTGCGCCGCAAGTGGGCAACCATAGCGGACTTGGCCCAGCGCCCTGTGGTATTCCATGTCGCAAACGGTGGGTCACGTAATTCACTGGAGGCTAGCTCACTCAAGGTACAAGGGGTTTTGGCCGGAGTGCCAGATTTATTTGTCATGCTGCCGATGGGTGAGGTGCTCACCATTGAAATGAAAGCGCGTGACGGGCGCACCTCGAAGGCTCAAGACGAACTGCACGCCCATTTTAACGAACTAGGCCATGAGGTTGTCCTCGCATTCAATGCTGAAGATGCTTTGGCCCAACTACGCAGGAGACTCCACTGATGGACGAAATTATTGATCTGGTTTTCGGTGATGCCACCGAGGCCCACCGCGAACACCTGCTCGCTGAGAGCCTGAGCCAGCACGAAGCCTTGGGTGAGTTTTACGCCAGCGCCCGTGAAGCGGTTGATGCCTTCACCGAGGCAGCGATCGGTCTTGACCTGCCACCACCTGAAGACCGTGAGCCCGACATGCTGGCCCGCCTTGAAGCGAGCTATGTGCAGTTGGTTGATGGTCGGGATGGTGCGTGTCAGGGAAACCCCACGCTGGAGAATTTGCATGACGGGATCACCCACGCCTACGCCAAGGCGATCTACAAACTCAAGCGCTTTACTAAACCATGAAGATCGACCAATACAGCCCGACTTGGCGACTAATTGTGGGGTACCTAAACACCCGCATGCGAGAGTTGCGCAACCGCTTGGAGGGTGACATCAACTACGATGAAACCATGAAGGTGCGTGCCTCCTTGCGTGAGTGCAAACTTCTGCTAGAATTGGCGGGTGACAAAACACCGCTCGTTGAATCCGATATTGAGATTCCGGGCTGAACAGGAGAAATAGGATGGACAACCAACATCGCATTTTGAAGGGCTATCGGGAATTGACGGCCGAAGAGTTAGCCTTAATTAACGAGATCAAGACCAAGGGTGCCGAACTCGGCGAACTGGTTGAGAAGCTGCGCGCTGAGACCGATCACATCGACCAGCGCTGGGTCTCCATTGGTGCAACCGACTTGCAGACAGGCCTCATGGCTCTGACCCGCAGCGTTGCGCAGCCAACCTTATTCTAAGGGGGCGTCATGGATGATGACCTTATCAGCGTCGCGGAAAGCCCCGAGGCCAATGCGGCAGAGGACGCAGCGTTCGCGGCTTCATTTAGCGAGACACGCGGCGAAGAGCCGACAAAGACAGATGCGGAACCCGCCCCAGCGGAAGAGCCTGTTGCTGGGGGCGTGGGTGGGGTTGAGGCTCCAGCTACTCCAGAAACGGCGGCTGATCCAGTGGTCGAAACGCCGAAACTGTTTGCCGGCCTGACCGAAGAGCAGCTTCAAGCGGCACTGGCTCGCAGCGGCTCCTTGCAAGGTACCGTGGATAAGATGGCTGGTCGTATCGGCCAACTCATGCAGCAGATCGACTCCCTACGCACCAACCCACCGACAACCCAGCAGGCCCAAAAGGCGCTTGACCTAAAGCTGGAAAAACTGAGCGGAGCTTTCCCTGAACTGGCCAACCTTCTTCGTGAAGACCTCGCCGGCTTGCAGGGTGGGGGTGGTGAGTTACCGGTCACGGCGCCGGCAGGAATCACCCAAGAACAGTTTGACACCGCACTGGCCACCCGCCTGCAAGCGACTCAAGCGAACCTGACTGAGCAGATGGAAGTCAAGGTGCTGACGATCGTGCATCCGGATTGGAATAAGGTCATCCGGACGAACGAGTTTGCACTGTGGCGCGACAACGTGCTTGGCCCTGAAGAGGGTAACAAGCTGATGTTCTCCGAAGACTCCAGCTTCATCAGCCAACGCCTGACCGAGTTCAAGAAGTGGCGGGAGGTCGCGGTCGCCGCAGCCAATCCAACCCCAGCCCCGGTTGTCCCGATCACTTCAGCCCGCACCACACGCTTGACCAATGCGGTACTACCGGTCACCGGCGCCAAACCTGTTCAAGCACCTGTAACAGAAGATGACGCCTTCGCCGCGGCATTCAACCGCGAACGGGGTCGAGGTTAAATCGTGACGGGGCCTTCGGGCTCCGTTATTTCATCACCCTATCAAGGGGGTAACGTAATGTCACTTGGAACTGTAATGTTTGAACACTTATTTGAGGCTGGTGTAATTGGTATCTTCGTCGTGCTCTGGTGGTTACTGAGGAATAAGGATGACAAGCAGCAACGTGAGTTGCAAGAGTTCATCCACACAACCGATACTTACAGGGAGATTCGTAAGTTGGAGGTTGAAAAGCGGTTTGATCAACTTTGGACCAAACAGCGCGATGATTACGCTCAACTGCTAAGTAAGCATGAGGCCGACGCCCGGGAGTTGGCTGAACTCAGGGAGCGAATAGCCCGGGAACACTACGTCAAGCAGGAAATGGACAACAAGTTCGACAAACTTGAGAGAGCCTTCACGGATGGTCTCAAGGATTTGGGGTTAAAGTTTGACCGCTTGGGTGAGATCATCGCCCGTCACCAACAAGGGGATCAAAAATGACACTACGCCAATTACAATCTGAATTTGCCGCACTCATCCCGCGCCTGATCGACAAGGCGATCGCCCTTGGGAACGAGGTGACCCTTGGGGATGCGTATCGTGACCCCCGCGCGTTCGGCGCCGTGGGTGTTCTGGCTGGGTATGGCCATCGCAGCAGTGCCCATAAACAACGATTGGCCATTGACCTGAACCTATTCAAAGGTGGTCGGTTCTTGGCCGACACCGAGGCGCACCGTGAGTTGGGTGAGTGGTGGGAGAAGCAGCACCCGCAAGCACGCTGGGGTGGCCGCTTCAAAGACGGGAATCATTATTCTATGGAATGGAATGGAGTCAAATGATGGACCCAATTACAATCTCGGCCATATTCGGCATTGGTGGTAAGATCATCGACAAGCTGTTCCCTGATCCGGAACAACGTGCCAAGGCTCAGCTTGAACTGCTGAACATGCAGCAAGCCGGCGAATTCAAAATGTTTGAGGTGCTTGGTCAATCCGACACCAACCAAACCAGCATCAATATTGAAGAGGCGAAGTCCGACTCCCTCTTCAAGTCGGGTTGGCGCCCCTACATCGGGTGGGTTTGTGGTGGTGGTTTCTCCTACCAACTTTTATTCCGCCCAATCTTTTCGTGGTTCGCCGAGAATATGTGGCACTGGACAACTATGCCCAGCTTGGAGATGGAGACCTTGATGACCCTCACCTTCGGAGTGTTGGGTCTTGGTGCTTACCGCACCTATGAAAAGACACGCACCTATGAAAAGACACGCAGTATAAAATAGTGATATCATCTGCTGTAAATTAACTAGGGGTTGGTAATGGACACTGGCGCACTTTATGCAGCACTTAATTCACTTGACATGGTGCAGGTGAAACGCAAACCAAATGGCACCTTTGACGGGCTTCGTGAGGGCTCTGAAACCTTGCCGGTTGTTACGGCTGTAGCTAATGAACTCACCGAGGTGATTGAATTTAGGGCAGGGCAAGATGCTGTTATCTCGTCCGGTATTGACGCACCCGACGACGCAGACGGAAAGCCAGACGGTTCAATCTATTTCCAAATTTAAGGAATAACCATGAAAACTATTTTCACCAAAATCGCCACCATCGCCCTGATTGCAATTTCCGTTGCCGCCAACGCAGCAACCATCCACATCCCTGATGCCTTCCTCGCCTCCTACCTGACCGGTGGCGGCAACCTAAGCACCGGCGTCATCAAGTGTGCGCTGATTGACATCACGAGCTATGACCGCGCCGTTGATCTCTATCTCGCCGACGTAACCCAAGTTACCGGCACCGGCTATACCGCAGGCGGCCAAACCGTCACCTCTATCGTCACCGCCGCCGATACCACCAACCACTGGACCACCATTGTCATCACGCCGGCAGTGTGGTCTGGATCAACGACGATCAGCGCAACGGGTGCGGTCTGTTACGACTCAAGCTCGTCCAATCGAATCATCGGGCTGTCGGATTTCGGCGCACCTGTCGCCAGTTCAGGCGGCACTTACAGCGTCGCCCCAATCACCCTCAAATTCACCCACTTCTAACCAGCAATGGGCGAGCCTATGTGTATTACCTGACGATCAGGCGTGCGACAAAGAAAGAAAGAAAGTTAATCTTTCTTGGTGCTAGAGATTCTTAAACTTACTACTAGGAATAAGTATGAAACTTACTACCGCACTCCGCAACACCCGCGCTACCGACATCATTACCGCCGCTGGCACGAACCCGAAATACAAGTTCTACACCGGGACTGAATCACTTTCCCCGGCAGGTACTTTGCTTGCAACGCTGAATGTCACAGGTGCGCTCGGTACGGCAACCTCCGGTGTAATCGACATCAACGAAACCATCACGCAGACGAATAGCAGCCATGTATCCGGTACGCCAACCTTCTGTTTGATCACGACCTCGGCAGATGTGGCAGTAGCCACCTTGACTATTCCCGGCAATATGCCATTCACCGGGACAGTGACAACGGGTGTTGATGTGACGCTCACTGCGCCTTGCTCGATTACTGAAGGAAACGTCTAACATGGCTTACCCCGTCGCTGATTCGTACAACTGCGCATCCGGCGGGGTGATTGCGGGCGGGCGTAGTAATGGGGTTGCAGGCACTGGCATCACGCTTAATGACACTGCGCACCCGCGAATTTATCAGCGGGTGGGTACGTCAAAAGAAATCACCATATCCGGCAACTATAGCGGCTCACCAACCAGAATTCAGGCGCGTCATTGTCCTGTTGGTACAGCAACAAACATGCTTGAATCAACCTATCTTTGGTCTGATCTGGTTATCAACCCAGCGGGTGGAACGTTCTCGGCAAACTACAACGTCCCGCAAGGCGACGATTGGATTATTCAAGTACGTGACGGGGTAAATCGAGCTTTGGCTGCATCAGGCACTTACGCTTTCGGTGTCGGTATTTTTATTGCCATGCTCGGTCAATCGAATATGGAAAATTCGTTTTCTTCGATTGTCGGCTGGCCCCTTGGTGCCAAGGGTGCGCTCGTCAAACAAAGTACAAATCCAATTTACCGACTAGGCAACATCAATGACGCTTTCCCGCCATCGTCTTTGTCTCCGGTCTATGGTACTGGCGTTAGTGGGTCAGGTGTTGCACGTACTCACGGCAATCCGATTGTGATCATGGCAAACGATCTGGTCGCTGCTTACGGCTGTCCAGTGTTGTTGTTGACCTATGCGGCATCAGGGACTTCAAGCGCCTTATGGCAACCAGGGGGAACTTATCTAACCAACTTCTTTAACGGCTTAGATGTGGTTGGTGGAGATTTTGAAGCTGCAATTTGGTATCAAGGCGAGAACGATTCAGCAAGTAGCGTGAGTGCGGAAACCTATCAAGCCAACCTGCAAAATATATTCAACGCTTGTAAATCGCACACGGGACGCAGCTCGGCTGACTTCAATTTTGGGGTCGTGGGTGTCGGGCCCGGCTTAACTACCTCCGGTGCGTGGGGTGGTGCATGGTCCGCCGAAGGGACGATGGCCCCGATTCGTAAGGCGCAGCAGGATTTCATTGCGGCGAACACTAGCAACGGCGCATTCTCTGCCGGTAGTGCCATTGACGGGAATTTGGGCGATGCGTCGTCGATCCACATCAACACGCTAGGAAGACAAGGCTACCGATACACAGAGGCGCTTAAACGGCGATTCTCTGGGGCGACTTACGGCATCGAAGGCCCGGCTATTTCCGGTGCATCCAGAGCAGGTAGCGTTATCACAGTAAACATTACTCAACGTGGTGGCACGGCTCTTGTTGGCACTGGCCAACAGGCGTTCCGCGTCTTTGACGACGGGGTTACGGTCACAATAGATTCGTCTGCTGTAGTGGGCAACACAATCACATTGACGCTCGCAGCAACGCCTGTGGGCACTGTCACAATGGATTACGCAATGGCAAATGCGCCATTCGGATCGACAACAACACCAAGCGAAGTCTGCTACGACAATCAGACCGTCCCTGGCGACACGCTCGGTCTGCCATTGCAGCCTAAATACCTATTCACCGTTTCGTAAGGAAATATCATGCTCGGCAACTGGATTAAACAAACGACTACCTCAACCGGCACCGGCAATCTAACGCTTGCCGCTGTGAGCGGATTTCCGACCTATGCTAATCAGTTTTCCGTTGGTGAGCATTTCCATTACTCAATACTGAACGACGCGGACGGTACGCCGATTGAGTCTGGTATCGGGCATCTATCCGATTCAACTACGCTGGTACGCGACAAAGTGCTGGCAACTTTTGTGTCAGGCGCTTACGACGATAACGACCCTACTACTGCGGCGTTAGGAGCTGGCACCAAGCGGGTTATCTGTGCGGCAGAGCAAGGGGCAATTCGCACCAACCTGCTGACATCCACTAATAAAACGTCGATTTACCCGACCGGACACATCATCCCTGCCAGCTCTGGCACTGCCGTGATGTTCCTGGATATTGTTGTTTACATCCCACTAATAATCAACACATTACGAACGATTGACGCCATCGTTTTCCGGGTATCTACAGCAGGGGGAGCCGGGTCTGTATCAAAAGTCGGAATATACAGTGCTGGGCTTGACGGAAAGCCAAAAAGTAAAATTGATGAAAGCGCGTCGATCGATACTACAACCACTGGAGAAAAGGTTGCGGCATTAACCAAGCGCCGTTACAAGACCGGTTTGCATTTTATCGCCTACACATGCTCCGTGGCGGCCCCGACTTGCAACGCGCCTAGCACATCTGGAATCGCCGAGGCACTACTTTACGGGGGTGGCGTAATGCCACCTGACGCTGCATTTTACGAAGCCAACGCCGCTTTATCTCTACCCGCTACGGCAAACGTAACGAGCGGGCGGAGAACATTGGCACAACTCCCGATCATCGCGCTGCGGACGGCTTAAATAATGTCACTTGGCCTAAATTCACTCGGCCTTGAAGCCCTTGGTTTGCCTCTACAAGAGTCGACTGGGGGCAGTGGCGCATCCGCAACCTTCTCCGTAACCACAGCAGACGCCGTATTTTCAGGCGGCGCAGAAGTCGCTGGCGCTCCAGTTACAGCAAGCTTCGCAGTCACCACCGCCGATACTGTTTTCTCAGGTGGCGCATCGGTTGCCGCGTCCGGCTCATTTGTATCGGACGTGCTGATCAACAACGCAGGGACGGTGTTGGCCTCGCAATCGGTGCATTGGTCTTGGCTACCCGCAGGGCGCATTGGCTCGCTGGCTGCTGTAACTGAAGTCGACGGCACAGGGACAACGAGTGCGGGTGGTGTGCTGACTGTGACCGGATTAACGCCCGGCGCTGGAATCCTGCTAGTCGCCAAGCGCAACACGTCTGCAACTGACGACCATGTGTATTACCACGCTGGCACGGTGGCTTAAATGTTGCGCAACCTGAACCAGTCGTCAGGCGGTCAGCGGGTTTGTGGTACGCCGAAATCTGGCGTGCTTGGCTCACTGATCCCTTCGACTGGCGACAATGGCGCAGGCTACACCTATAACGATCTCTCACTGCCCGCTGATAATACCAAAGAGATATGCGGCCGTATCACATCATGGCCCAGCGCAGGAACGCTCACCGCTTACGAGGATACAAGCTTTGAATTCTCAGGTGCGCCAGACGGTGTTTACTCGTTTCAGTATCAGCTTTACGTGGATGGTGTTGCAGTTGGTCCGCCAGCATCAGTAGGGCTAACGGTTGGCTATATTGCTGCATCGGCAACCTTTGCAGTAACCACTGCCGATACTGTTTTCTCAGGCGGCAGCGCGAACGGCTCAGGCGGTGCGAACGGCTCGGCGGCTGGCGGCACAGGAATATCCACCGGGATTGGCTCTGGCGGCATGGCGCGTGGAAACAACGGGCTTGCCCCCACAGTCTTTGTGAAAGCATCTGGAATCTACGAGCAGGTTTCTGGTGTGTATGTTAAACAAGCGGGGCTGTACCAGCAGTCTGGTGTGTTTGTTAAACAGTCTAACGCTTGGATTCAGTTGTAGTTTTCTAATCCCCTCTGTACAATGATTCACTTTTTCGCCGATAGGCAACCCCGGTCAAAAGCCGGGGTTTTTATACTGATACCATGATACGAGCGCTAGGTCTCATCGCATTGCTTCTTGCCTTTATCTTCTGGATGGTTGAGAAGCGGGTTCGTAGATTGTTCGGATTTAACACCCGGGATAATTGCGCAACATGGGCGGCTGCAAACTTCGACTATGCGGGCGGTGACGGTTTGCTATTTCACATGACGGTTTCAGAAAGTAGGCTAAGGTTCCCGCATGTCGTCATTGTCAAAGGGGCTAGAGCCCATCCCCGAGGTGGGGTTGAGTTCATTGAGTATGTTCCGAAAGTCAGACTCTCGTCCATTGGCTGGCCACCCAGTAAGTTTGACGGCGTGGTTGAGCGAACCAAACTGAATGTTAAATAAACACTTGACAAGTGTTTATTGTTGATATAGATTGCAACCGTGCGCCCATAGCGACGCAACCAAACATCCGACCTTGATGGCCGAATGACAAACCAAACCCTTATTTAAAAACCATCAAGGAAGAAACATGGCAACCCAAACAATGAGTACGCAAGCCGCGCGAATCGGCAAATGGAAAGGCGAGATTCTTGCTCGCGCTATCCCTTCCGAAGTCCTCCAGCTTGCCGGCGCCCAGAAGCAGATGCCCAAAAACGTGTCCGATACCGTCGTGTATCGCCGTTGGGTTCCTTATAATGCGGCCGTTGCAAACCCCAACGTGCTGTTGCAAAACGTGTCCCCAGCCAACACGGTTGAAACCGAGGCGTCTAATCGTGTTGATACCCACGTAACCGCCAACCTGCTCGCTGAAGGCACCACGCCGACCCCGGACAGCATTGTTGCGCAGGACATCACGGCCGTTCTCAAGCAGTACGGTTGCCTGTACAGCTTCACCGACAAGGTGGCTGATCTGTATGAAGATGAAATTTCGGATGCCCTGAAGACGCAAGTCGCTGAGCGTATGGCGCTGATCCGCGAACTGGAGCTTTACTCCAAGGTTCGTGCCAGCACCAACCGTTTCTACGGTGGCGCCGGTACCACGATCGCCACGGTCGATGGCAAACTCACTGCTAAGATTCTTCGCAAGATCGCACGGTCGCTGGCCACCAATCACACGAAGAAGATTACCTCCATCCTTGCTCCGTCGCCAAACATCGGCACCAAGCCGATTGAATCCGCCTTCCTCGTCTTCTGTTCTTCGGACATCGAAGCTGATTTGCGTGACACCACGGCGTTTCCGGCATACACCCCGGTCGCGGCCTATGGTTCCCGCAAGCCGATGCACGAAAATGAGCTTGGCTCCTTCGAGCAGTTCCGCTTCATCGCCTCCCCTGAACTGATTCCGTTCCAGAACGGCGGTGCTGCGGTTGGTGCTACGGCATGCCTATCCACCGGTGGTGCGAACATCGACGTGTATCCGCTGATCGTCGTCGGTCAGGAATCCTACGGCACCGTCGCACTGCGCGGCTCCAAGTCCTTCGACCTGTCGGTTATCCCGGTTGGCAACAAGGATAGTGCGGACCCGCTCGGTCAGCGAGGCTACATCGGCGCCAAGTTTTACGCTGTTTCGGTTCTTTTGAACCAACAGTGGATGGCAACCGCCTTTGTTGGTGCCGGAAACCTCGCTTAAGCTCTGACGTAGTAAGCAGACAAAACCCTCGCTTCGGCGGGGGTTTTTATTGGAGATTGGCCATGAGTCTCGGTGAGTTTTATGAAGGCATGCAGGCGCTTGATGGTGATTTCACTGGCCCATAGGGTTTGACAACCGCCCCCATTAACCATAAACTGCATACTCGATTTCAAACAGGAGCACCACCGTGTCAAAAGGTCAAACCGATTCCCCCGAATTCCAAGCGCCAAATCTCCCCGATGTGTCGGGTGAGGCTGGTGCAATTTATGTTCCGCCTACCCCGGAAATCGAAGTTGTCTCGGGCACCAGCAAGGGTGTCAAAGGTAAGGGTGGCCTCAGCCAACAAGCCCAAGACCTGATCTTCAACGAAGAATTTGTCGAAGTCATGCTTCACGAATCCACCGATGACAATGCTGAGAACCCAGTCTTCACCGCCTGCAACGGGGTCACCCAGTATTTCTATCGTGGTGTGCCACAGGTTGTGCGCCGCAAGTTCGTTGCCATCTTGGCCTCGGTCAAAGAGCACAATGTCACCACGCCGGAATACACCGGTCGGGATGGTGGCCGGGCAATCGGCATCCGTCGCACCTCTTCCCTGAAGTACCCGTTCTCGGTCATCAGCGACAAGAACCCACGCGGCCCAGCTTGGCTCCGCGGCCTGCTTCAGTCCCAAACGTAATGAAGCCCTAACTTCCTCCTGTTGATAAGGCTTCCCCGGCACCCTTGTGGTGCCGGTTTTCATTGTGCTATGATCCCGCGTACTTTCAGTGAGGTGATACCCCATGCAGCAAACATTCCTTCAACTCTGCCAATCGGTATATCGGGAAGGCGGTATCTCGGGGCAAATCACCTCAACGCTGAACCAGAACGGTGAAGCCCTCCGGGTGGTTGGCTGGGTACGCAACGCCTACAAGGAAATCCTGAATGATCAGGGGATGGTGTGGAAGTTCTTGCGCAAAACGGCGGCCGTCCAACTCACACCCGGTATCGGGGATTACAGCTTTGACGATTTGAACCTCGCTGGCGCTGTCCAGTGGGACACTCGCTCCATGCGGGTGGCGGTGAATGCCAACCTGTCCGACGAGACCTTTCTCAATCACATGAGCTTCAACGCTTTCCGTGATTACTGGTTATTCTCTAGCCGGCGCACCACTCAATCCCGCCCCCTCAATGTGGCGGTTGATAACGACACCCATCTTCGCATTGCCCCGCTGCCCGAACAGGCTTACTGGCTGAGCCTTCAGTATCAGGTCATGCCTGACACCTTGGCCGATCCAACTGACGTGTCGATCCTGCCCGAGCGCTTTGATGACGCAATTGTGTGGCGGGCACTTCGCCATTACGGCATGTTTGAGGCTGCCCCTGAAGTTGTGAGCCGGGCTGAACTCGCTTACAAGGAAGTAATGCAGCACATGGAGTTTGATCAGGCACCTGAAGTGTGCCTTGGTGGTCCGATATGCTAAACCTCCCCCAAATGGAGCCGACGCAATACGATGTGGTTTCGCTTAATGGTGGGTTTGATCAAGTCACCTCGGCTTATCAGCTACCACCCGGGGCGCTTCGTGACTGCATCAACTTCGCGTGCCGATCCACCGGTGGGTATTACCGCATCCCGGGTTACGAGCGCTACGATGGCCACTTCCAACCCCATAAGGCTCAGTTCATTACGCTGGATATCACCATGCTGCCGGGTGAATCCTTGGCGGTTGGTGACGTTGGGGCCTTCGGCAACATCAACGGCACTGTTTGCTTTGTCGATCCGTTTGGGGTGTATGTCACCCTTACCAAAACATCAGGCGCACCCCCGACATCGTTTGTTGCTGGTGATATCGTCATCTCTGCAGTTGTTGTTGGGCAAGCCACGGCGTACCATACCCAACTCACGCTGAAAGAACTGGCCCAGAACAAGGCGGCGGCGGCCAACATTTATCGCGCCGATATTGGTGCTGTACCCGGCGCCGGCCCGATTCTTGGGTGCCTCCTGTTTAACGATGTCGCCTACGCATGGCGCAACAATGTGGGTGAAACAGCCTGCAATATTTACAAGAGTTCGGCCGCCGGCTGGGTGGCTGTCCCCTTGGGTCACACAGTGGCTTTCACCGGGATGACTGATATTCCGAGTGGCGAGGGTGTCACCTTAACCAAGGGTGGAGTCACAGCAACAATCAATCGGTGGGTGATCACCTCGGGCGATGTTACCAGCGACACGGCCGCCGGTTATTTTGTGATCAGTGGCGTTAGTGGTGGCAGTTTCAGCGCTGGCGCCGCAACCTTCCCGGGCGGCACGGCCACGCTGAGTGGGGTGCAGCAGGCAATTACTCTGACCCCCGGTGGGATGTACAACTTCACTATCGGAAACTTCACAGCCAGCACAGCTACACGCCGAATTTATGGCGCCGATGGTGTGAATGATGCTTTCGAATTTGATGGTTCGGTTTATGTTCCGCTTACCGTTGCGGGCGCGACATCCAAACCCTCCATTGCACAGGTCCATGCGAATCACCTGATGCTGGTGTTCGGCAGTTCCATCATCCACTCGGCACTGGGTAATCCCTACAACTTCGAGGTGATCAACGGGGCTGGTGAAATTGGAACAGGTGGGGCCATTACCGGCCTGCTTATCCAGCCGGGTAATCAGGGTACCCAAGCCCTCATGGTGTTCGCCCGCAACTCAACGTGGGTGCTTTACGGCACCTCGTCTTCCGATTGGAACTTCGTCAATTTCAACGTCGGCATCGGTGCTTGGGAGGGTACAACCCAAAACCTGTTTGACGCCTTTGGCTTGGACGATCGCGGCGTCACGATGATGTCGCAAACCCTAAAGTACGGTAACTTTGAAGCTGCCACCCTCACCTACAATATTCGCCCCTTCATCATCAGTCAGCGGGGTCTTGCGGTGTGTTCCGGTTTGAGTCGGGAGAACGGCCAATACCGGGTCTATTTTTCAACAGGCTACGGTCTCTATGTGACCGTTAGCCCTGAAGGTGTGATGGGTCACGGTGTTGTGCTTTACCCCGACATCCCGACAACCTATAGCGATGCTGAGTTCTCAACCGGTGAGACTTGCGCCCTGTTCGGAACAGATGATGGTTATGTGATGCGAAACGACGTGGGTACCAGCTTCGACGGCGCCCCGATCAATGCCTACATGAACACCAACATCAACTCGTCCAAGAGCCCCCGCATGCGCAAGCGCTATCGCCGCTGCGTGCTTGAGCTTCAGGGTAGCAGCTACGTTGAGTTGCAGGTTGGCTACTCGTTCGAATGGGCCAGTGAGCGAATCCTGCCCCACAGCTTCGAGGGGGGTTCCATTCAGTTTGCCAGCCTCGCCTTCTGGGATGAGTTCATCTGGGACACCTTCTTCTGGGATGGTCGATCCAATGATACGGTGTCGGTCGAACTGTCCGGGACCGGGGAAAACATGCAGATGATGGTCGTTCTTGATTCCGATTATGTCTCTGAATTCACAATCCCCAGTGCCATTTTTCACTACACACCACGTCGCGGCAATCGGTGATACACTTCCGCAAATTCTGAGCGAGAAAACTAATGTCAAACGAATATTTCCAACCCGGCTCCGTACCTGCATCGAACGCCCCCGGTTCTTCGGCGGTGATTCGTAGTGAATTCACCAGCGTGGGGGCTGCCTTTGACAAACTTCCCGTCATGGCCGGTCACGCCAATGAAATCGTTGCCATTAACGGCACCGGCACCGGGCTGGTAAATTCGGGCATTATACTTGCTGACTTCGTAACGCTCGCAGGTGCGCAGACCATCACCAACAAAACGATCGCTTGGGCTAGTAACACCTTCCCGGGGTTTGGCACTGGCGCCACGAAGAACGCTGGCACCGGTGCTGGTGAAGTTCTCCTTCTGGACACCAACAACCAGTTGCCGGCGCTCGACGGCTCACTGCTTACCGGCATAACCACCGGGATCATCACTGGTGTGGTTGATATCGAGCACGGTGGTACGGGTGCAAGTGATCTGGGTGGCGCTCAGACGGCGCTTGGGATTGACCTCAAGGCCGATGCCAACAATGCGGTACTCACCGGCGCCCCGACAGCCCCAACTCCAGCAACGGGTGACAACTCGGCACGGATTGCCACCACCTATTTCGTCACGGAAACGGTGGCTGCCATTGGTACCTTCGCTCCGTCGAACGCAAACCCCCTGATGAATGGTGTCGCGGCCTCCGGTGTTGGTGGGTTGGGCTCACGCGACGACCACGTTCATCCGACTGATACCAGCCGGGCCCCCATCGCCTCCCCAGCATTCACCGGCAACCCGACGGCCCCAACACCAACCCCGGGTGACAACGACACATCTATCGCCACCACAGCATTTGTCAATGCTGAGATCGCGGCCGATCGCCCGTACTCCGACACCAACCCACTGATCAACGGTGTGGCTGCACAGGGGGTCTCCGCGCGCGTGTCTCGTCAAGACCACGTTCATCCGACCGACACCACCCGGGCGCCGCTCGCATCCCCCACCTTCACCGGTGACCCCAAGGCCCCGACACCGCTAACCAGCGACAACGACACCTCCATCGCCACCACGGCTTTCGTGCAGAGCTTGGTGGCCCAGCAACCGTTCGGCATGCTGCCTTCCAACAACGTCCCGCTGATGAACGGTGTGGCCGCGGCTGGTCTTGGGGTGACTGGATCACGCGACGACCACGTTCATCCGACTGATACCAGCCGGGCCCCCATCGCCTCCCCAGCATTCACCGGCAACCCGACGGCCCCAACACCAACCCCGGGTGACAACGACACATCTATCGCCACCACAG